TTAAGGCAACAATCAACCATACACCACCACCAGCTAAGTTCATTAAAGGTCCATAAGGATAAATGTTTAGTGAATTAAGGGCGGCTCCTATAATCAATAGACTTGTAGCAATCCATTTTAAGTAAAAATCTATTTTCATCTATAGTAAATGGCAAATGTATCGGCGTAAGCCATATGTACAAAGTCCCTAGGTCTTCTATAACCAGGCTTTGAATTGCCTCTATATCTAATTCTTAAACCTTTTACTTTTCTACTAAACTCTTTAAACAAAGGTAAATACTTTATTGGAATACCTTTGGCGATACTACACTCTAAAGAGTGAGATAAGTATTTTTTAGCAAGACTATTACCAGTTTCTTTTAGTTTTTGGTAGTAGTCAGTATTCATAATTTTATCACCGTATTTCATATTATCTCCTTGTATCAGTTAAACTTAATTCATCATGTTTCAAAACTTTAGGCAAACAAGCTTTACATAAGTCAACAGGTATCGGTCCTAGTTTACCTACAATAGAAATATCTTTCTTTGGTGTAAATACTTTTTTACACACATTACATTTTCCTTTTTTCATTATGCCGCCTCCAACATACTCATTGGTACTCTATAAACTTTACCAGCTAAATCAACTAAACATTTAGCGTTCATTATTTTAGTAATAATACCTGGTGTCTTTTTAGTTTTCTGAACAACATTAACTTTCATGCCGACTCTCATTATTGATTTAACTTTAGTCTTAATAAGATCAGAAATATAATCTTTTGTAATATTCAAATCTTCAACATTAAGACTTGATAATTGTTTGTTTATTTCAGTTAGTAGTATCATAGTGTTTTGTCCTTTGTTAGTGTTAATATACGTATATCCTATCATACTGGCCATAGGAGTCAAGCCATTATTTTTTGTTCATTTTACTAGATTTTTAAGCCAAGTTGTTCTGGTAATGTTCTATTTTAAATATAATGGACCTGTCCATTGTATTCTGTAGTTGCCTGTTAATACATTACCTCTGGCACTATTTTTAGCAGGTGCTTTCCAACTGGCAGCTTTTAATATATCACCCATTAGAAATTTACCATCATCTTTTTTAACGATAAAGGCTTTTACACCACCGTTATTTACAACTTTGATAAACTTTTGGCCAACATCATTACTAAAACCATCAGCGTATTCTTTCCACATTTTATTTTTAACTTCAGCATTATCACTACTACCAAAGTTTTTACCATAGTCTTCTACCATAGAATTTGTCATGTTAGTAATACCTTCTTCTAAAGTCTTTGCTGTTTTATTTACTGTAATCATTATATTCCTACTCCTTCCATTCTAAAATCTATAACTGGTACAAAGTCATAAGCATATTCATTATCGGGTAATGTACCTGACATTTTAACTAAACAATCATTTACTTTTCTTTTATCAAAGAAAGTCTGTAAAGTTGTCTTTAGATTATTTGCCATTTGTTCGTGTATAGAAACATTGAATTTAGCAAACAATGTACCACACATAATAGTACAATCAGTAGCACTTTCGGCTAATGCCATATTCATTATATCTTTTCTCAATTGAATAGACTTAACAGTTTCATCAGCCATAATTTGACCTTGTTGTTCTTGTATTCTCAAATCGTTATATTTTTCTGGTGTCATAGTGTTTTCTCCTTATTGTTTATAGTATAGTTTAATTGGTTCATTTTTTTCTTGTAACATAATGGTCATTACAAAAGACGATACCCCTAATAGAGCGAGTATAAACCCAATCATATAGTTGTCTGCTTCTACCGAACCAACGGCGAAGACCATTAAAAAAGTACCTAGTGTGGCTAATATTGTTATCATAGTGTTTTGTCCTTTGTTAGTGTTAATCATTAGTGTAGTTCTTTTCTTAATTAAGATACAATTGTGTTGTCTTTGTTTTTTTGTAATTTTTTAAAGTTCTCATCTTTAAGTTGTGTAAAAATATTTCTTTCAATGTTCTCATAAACATTAATCATTAAATCTTCTACATTTAAAGTTGAATTAAACGATTTAAGAATTTTCGCAACTTCATGTAGTTGAGAATCAACATTATTCATAGTAGTATAAAAGTTGTTAGTAAGTATTGTCATAGTGTTTTGTCCTTTGTTAGTGTTAGTCATTAGTGTATATCCTATCATATTGGTGACTAAAGTCAAGCCATTAAATAAATTATTTTGTTCTGGTTTTGTACTGGTTTTAAGCTTTATCTTCTTTTGAATATTTACTGATATGTTTATCAACATCATTCGTTCTAAATGAGTTTTGATATGATGAATAGATAGACGATATTTTTGCGTCTGTCGGAGCAAAAGATTGTTTAAAAGATTTACTTCTCTTAAAAGTTCTTATTGTATTTTTATACGTATAACTAGGTTTTTTATATTCATACACAGGCATTTGTATTTTTAAGTCACTATTATACTTTATTTCAGTTACTTTGTCGTAGTCTTTTTTTGCAACATTTAATTTTTTTAATAGTGTTAATGAAATGTTGTGTTTATTTACTTCTTTTTTCATAGTGTTTTGTCCTTTGTTTTTCTTATTAATATACATATAGAATACACTATAAATAGCTGAAAGTCAAGCCAAAGTGGCATAAAAATAAAAGAAAAATGTTAAAAAAAGCGTTATTTTTAGTGTTTGTTCTGGTTTTGTTCACATCATGTAGTAAAAATATCAAAAAATGTCATATGAAACCAAAAGTTTCAGTAAATATTGAAAAAAAGAGCGAATCAAGTACAAAATCTGTTTATCTTAATAAAACTGGTGCTCAATTACGTTGTAATTTCTAATATAAATAATAATATAATGAAAAACTGTCAAAATTGTGGATATAAATGTCATTGTGGCGAAAAAAAGTATGTAAATTATGGTGAAAAGAAAAAAACTGAAGTTTGTACTAATTGCCGACACAACGAATCAGACGATTCTTGGAAAGATCAAGTAAAATACGATAATACTAATTAATGGAGCTATAAAATGAGTAAAATGAGAATGTTTAAGTTTTGGAATGAAGCAGGTGACGAAAAAGAAAAAGAAGATATAAGTTTAAAGAAGGCTATACGGTCAGTTCAGTCAGATTTTAAAGATAGAATGATAAGTGTCGAGTATATCAGTAAAAAAGGTAAAGAAATGTGTCATAGTATCTTAATACCAATTGGTAGAAAAATCAGACAGTCGTTAATAATAGATAAAAAGCGAGCAGCCCTCAAAGCAGCCAAAGAATCAGGTAAATAATGGCTAAAATATCAAAAGGTTTTGAGAAACACGAAAGAATACTTAAAAAGACATCACAAGGCACAAGTAACAAAGTAAAAAAGAGTTCAATGAACAAAAGCAAAAAAAGATCGTTCAAAGTTTACAACAGTCAAGGTAAATAATGCCAGCATGTGTCAGATCAGGTTTAGATGTTCATGTTGGCCATGCCAGCCCTACACCTAACCCTTTTCATCAAACGGCATATACAGGTGGATCTCCGAATGTATCAATAAACGGCGCTGCTTCAATAAGAGTTGGTGACGCTACAAGTTGTGGTGACCCCGCTACGGCAGGTAGTTCTACAGTTAGAGTAAATAGTATTGCTATTCATAGAGTAGGTGACGGAACAGGTGGTCATGGTAGTTGGGTGCCTAATGCGGCCTCTACTGGAAGTTCTAACGTAAATGCTGGTTAATAACGTATAAATATTGGTACTATGGCAGCATATGACGCATCATCTACAAACAAAAGTAAAAGAAGTAATAAAATCTATAAAGATTTAGATTTAAATTTTACTAGAAATCCAGTTACAAATGATGTAACTAGAATAGAAGATGTTGACGCTGTAAAAAGAAGTGTTAAAAATTTAGTTCAAACTAATTTTTATGAGAGACCATTTCATCCAGAGTTGGGTTGTGGTATTAGAGAATTACTTTTTGAAAATTATACACCGATTATTGGTATATTTTTAAAAAGAAAGATAGCTGAGGTTATCAATAGATATGAACCAAGAGTATCTTTACAGGATATTTCTTTAGATGATGATCCGGATAGAAATAGATTAAAGCTTTCTCTTTATTTTTATGTTCAGAATATATCTGATCCGGTAGTAGTAGAAACATTTTTACAAAGGTTAAGATAAAATGGCAAGTAATAAATTAACAGTTTCAGATTTAGATTTTGATTCAATAAAAACAAATTTAAAAACGTTTTTACAATCACAATCAGAATTTCAGGATTATAATTTCGAAGGATCCGGTTTTGCCATTCTTTTAGATTTATTAGCATACAATACACATTACCTAGGTTTCAATGCTAACATGTTGGCAAATGAAATGTACTTAGACAGTGCTGACATAAGAAAAAATATAGTATCACTTGCTAAGATGTTAGGTTATACTCCTACATCAGCAAAATCTCCTACAGCTAGTTTAAATATTTTAATTAATAATGCTTCAGGCGATTCAGTTACAATGTCTAAAGGAACAATTTTTACATCTAGTATAAGTGGAAACTCTTATCAATTTGTTACAAACCAAATTCACACTTTAACACCTTTAAATGGTGTTTATCAATTTTCAAATATTCCTGTTTATGAAGGTACATTAACCACTTTTAAATACACAGTTAATACTTCCGATCCTGATCAGAGATTTATTATACCTAGTGCTAACGCAGATACAACAACTTTAAAAGTTCAAGTTCAAAATTCATCAGGCGATACAACAACATCAACCTATAGTTTAGCAACAAGTATTACAAGTTTAGATTCAACAAGTAGAGTTTATTTTTTACAAGAAGTCGAAGATGGTAAATTTGAGATTTATTTTGGTGATGGTGTTATTGGTAAATCTTTATCAGATGGTAATATTGTAATAATGGAATATATTGTTACAAATAAAACAGAATCAAATGGTGCTTCTAACTTTGCTTTATCAGGTTCAATTGAAACCTTTTCAGATGTTTCAATCACAGCAGCTTCAGTTGCTCAAGGTGGAGCTGAACCACAAACAAAAGAATCAATCAGATATAATGCTCCTTTACAATACTCATCACAAGACAGAGCGGTCACTACAGGTGATTATGAAACAAAAGTATTAGAGTTATATCCAAATGCTCAATCAGTTTCAGCATGGGGTGGTGAAGATGATGAAACGCCAGTTTATGGTGTTGTAAAAATTGCTATTAAGGCAGCTTCAGGTTCTACTTTGACAGACGCTACAAAAAAAAGTATTATATCTCAGTTAAGAAAATACAATGTTGCTTCTGTTAGACCAGTAATTGTTGATCCAGAAACAACTTCTATTATTTTAACTTCAAATATAAAGTATGATGAAAAGGCAACAACAAAAAATACTAATACTTTAAAATCGGAAATTACCACAGCAATTTCAAATTACAATACAAACACATTACAAAAATTTGATGGTGTGTTTAGACATTCAAAAGTTACAGGTTTAATTGATGATGTTGATAATAGTATCTTGTCTAACGTAACAAGTTTATTAGTTAGAAAAACATTTACACCAACAATAAGTTCATCAACAAGATATGATATATATTTTAGAAATGGTATATTCAACCCACATGCTGGCCACAAGTCAGGTACTGGTGGTGTAATTACTACATCAGGTTTTAAAGTACCAAATGATGAAAAGATTTATTTCCTTGATGATGATGGTAATGGTAATATAAGAAGATATTATTTTGTGGGTGCTGTAAGAACATATGTTAATACAACACAAGGAACAGTCAATTACACTACAGGTCAAATCACTATTAATTCATTAACAGTTGCATCAGTAGAAAATATAAGAGGAGCTTCATCTACTATTATTGAAGTAACTGTTGAGCCAGCTTCATATGACATTGTTCCTGTAAGAGATCAGATTATAGAAATTGACACAGCAAACTCGACAATCACAGTAGAAGCAGATACATTTGTTGGTGGTTCGGCTGATGCTGGTGTAGGTTATACAACAACATCTAACTACTAATGGCAACATTTAAAGACAAAATATCGCAACTGATTAATAGTCAGGCTCCAGAGTTCGTTGTTGAACAACACCCTAAATTTTTAGAATTTGTAAAATCATATTACACTTTTATGGAATCTGCCGAGTTAGATGTAACTTCGGTTCAAACAACAGATGGTATTCAATTAGAAACAGAAACGGCACAAAATAATACTTTAGTATTAGATGGTTCTCGTATTGATTCCGATAGAACACAATTAGACGCTAATGATAAAATTATTTTAGAGAGTTCTACTTTTGGTAAATTTACAAGAGATGAAACAATCACAGGTCAAACTTCAGGTGCTATATCAACAGTTCTTACTGAAGATTTAAATAGTGGCCGTTTATTCATATCAGCACAAGACAAATTTATAATAGGTGAAACAGTTTTAGGTACTTCTTCAAATGCTAGTGCTATTATTAATAATTACAAACCAAATCCTGTTACCAATATACAAGAGTTATTAAACTTTAGAGATCCTGATAAAGTAATATCTAATTTCTTAACAAAGTTTAGAACAGAGTTTTTAAATACATTACCTGAAAATCTAAATTCAAATGTTAGTAAAAGAAGTTTAATTAAAAATATCAAGTCTGTTTACAGAGCAAAAGGTACAAATAGGGGCCACGAATTATTTTTCAAATTATTATTTAATGAAAATTCTGAAACAATCTATCCAAGAGAAAATATTTTAAGATCGTCTGACGGTAATTTTGACACTCAATTAATAATGAGGGCTATACAATCAAATATTCAAATTTCTACAGGTGATACGACTAGTTTAGTTGGTCGAACAATTACTGGCGAAACTTCAGGTGCTACAGCTATTATTGAAAATGTATTTAAATTTCAAATTGGAGAAAATGAAGTAACTGAATTTATTTTAAATGAAGATACAATATCTGGTACTTTTCAAACAAGTGAAATTATTAGAGGTACAAAAACAGATGAAGATGATATTTTTATTAAGGCTACTGTTACGGGTATTCCTAATTCAATAACATTAACAAATGATGGTACTTTATATACCGAAGGAGAAACTGTTAATTTTGTAGGTGGCGGAACAGGAGCTATTATAAATGTTGACGCTATCGGTAGAGGCAGTTTAACAAATTTTTATGTTGATGACGGTGGTTCTGGTTATGAAATTAATGATGATATTGTATTTAATAATACAGATACAGGTGGCGGTTCATCAAGAGCAAAAGTTTCAGTTGTAAATGGTGGTATTGCTCCTGAGGCAAATACAACTGGTATGGACGCAACAGATCATATCGTATTAGAAGATGAAACTGTAAGAGGTGATGTTTATACAGGTAATAAAATTGTACAAGAAAGTGGTTCAGGCTCAGGTGATATTACAGATGTACGAATTATAAGTGCTGGTTCAAACTATCAATCTTTACCTATTGTAACAGTTGATGATACAAACGGATCAGGAGCTACGGTATTTACTTATGGTTCAGAAATAGGAAGAGTCTTAGCATTAAAGATAGTAGAGTCAGGTGCTGAACATCAATTATCTCCTAGTCCACCTAGTTTAACTTTAAGAAAAAAAGTTTTAGTGTTAGGTAAATCAGGAAACTTTTTGACTTCCGAAACAGTTACAGGTATTGCTTCAGATTCTACGACAGTTACAGCAACAGTTATTTCATTTGATACAGATAGAAACATTTTAACTTTAAGTAATTCTACTGGAATATTTGCTGAAAACACAACGATTACAGGTGGTACAAGTGGAATTACAGCTAACGTAAAAGTAACTGATTTAGCTACAGCAACAACAACAGTGGGAGCCACAGCAAATACTGCTGGCGAATTTTTAGATGAAGACGGTTTTGTATCTGAAACTACAATGAGAGTACAAGATAGTTTATACTATCAGGACTTTTCTTATGTTATTAAAGTTGGTCGTACAATTAATGACTGGCGAGATAGTTTTAAAAAGACAATGCACACAGGTGGTTTTTACTTTACAGGTCAAGTTAATATTCAAACACAGGTTGATGCTCAATTAAGAAGCTTTACAACAACCAATTCTGGTATTAGTTTTGATGGTGTTCAATTAATTCTTAATACTCTATTCTCAACAATCTTTGGTAGAAGATTAGGAACATCAACAGATGGTACAACATTAAGAGTAAATCCAGAGTTGGGTGTTGATCCAGATTTTTCAGATTCTACAATTACACCTTTAAACAAAAATACAAGAGATTTAACATTAAATCAAGCTATTACTATAATCTTACCAGAAATTAAAGAAAAAACTGCTATTAGAAATAATACTACAAAATATGGTGTTCCTGTTGCCGGTCCTACATTTAAAAGTATTGGCAAACTTTCTTTAGGTTCTAACTTTGGTAATCAAACATCTATAGAAATACTAAATGCTTTAAGACTAGGTGGTACACTAAATAGTAATATTGATGGTGAGTTAAATAATTTAAGCGATTTTAACTTTAAATTAAAAACTAATTTTGCTATACCATCTGAAATATGGCAGATATCTGGTAATACTTTTGATGAAACTTTAACAACATTTGACCAGACAGATGTTAAATTTGATGTTGCATAAAAATGATTATAAATAGTAAAGAGAAATTAGTTATAACAGTAAATAATGAATTAAAACGTGTTAAACAAGACTATGAAATAGTAAATGGTCAGTTAGTTTTTAAACAAGCACCTGAACCAAATGCTAAAATAACTGTTATAAAAAAAGTAGAAGAAAAGTAAAATGGTAAAACAAATAATTAACATAGGTACTACAGATAATGATGGAACAGGTTCTACCATTAGAGCTGGTGGTGATATAGTTAATGATAACTTTACAGAAGTTTATTCAACACTTGGTGATGGTTCAACTATCACATTTGATTTATCTGGTGCAACAAATGGTCAAGCATTAATATATAATAGTTCAACAAGTAAATTTGAACCAGGTACAGCAAGTGTTTCTTCCGCATTTACAATCGCTGGAGATGGTGGTGTAGACCAAACAATCTCAACAAGCGATACTTTAACTATACAAGGTGGAACTGGTATTACGACAACAGGTGTTGCTACAGATGTTTTATCAGTTGCGATTGACGGTACTGTTGCTACTGCTTCATCTACAAATACCTTTTTAAATAAAACAATTGATGCTAACGGCACAGGAAACTCTATAACAAATTTAGAAGTTGCTGATTTAGCCTCTGGTGTTTTAGATACAGATTTGTCAGGTGTATCAGCAAGTGATGATACTTTGGCTTCTGCTAAAGCAATTAAATCTTATGTGGATACTTCTACAGTTCTAACTGTAAGAGATGATTCATCAACCACTGATAACGTAACAATTGGTACAGATACTTTAAGTTTTGCTGGCGGGACAGGATTAACTTCAACAGTTACCGACAATACAGTTACTTTTAATATAGATAGCACAGTTGCAACTTTGACAGGTTCACAAATACTTACGAACAAATCAATAGATTCAGATAATAATACAATTACAAACATTGTAAATGCTGATATTAAATCTAGTGCTGCTATAGCAAATAGTAAATTAGCAAATTCTAGTTTTACACTAAACGGTGTAAGTATTGCTCTTGGTGATACAACAACTATATCGGCTGGTACTGATTGGCAAAGTGAGATAGTAGCTGACGGATCAACAGTCACTACTGCTGTGGCAAGTGAAGGATACTTTATTAATACAACATCAGCTACACACACTATAAATTTACCTGGTTCTCCTTCTTTAGGAGATGAAGTAACATTTGTAGATGCGGCAGGTACTTTTGATACGAATAACTTAACTGTGGCTAGAAACGGTGAACCAATACAAGGTTCTGCTGCTGATTTAACTGTATCAGTTGAAAGAGCTGGTTTTACACTAGTTTATTTAAATGTAACTCAAGGTTGGTTATTAAAAGACAAGTAAAACCATTATAAATATAGTTAAGGAAGATAATAAAAAGATATGCCAGCAATTATAACAAACAAATTTAGAATACACAATCAGGAACAATTCGTTGAGTCTTTTACAGAAGCTGCGCCAAATGTGTACTATATGAGTATTGGTAGATCACAAGCGTGGGCTACGTCCACACGAGGTGATAGCCGTACTCAATATGAAGGCACAGACGCCTCACCATTAACACCAGTCGATTCAGTATCACAAGAGTTTCATACATTTGATGATATTTTAGCGGCTAAAAAAGTTACAAGTTCAGATGTTTCGGTTGTTATTCCAAGAAGAAATTGGGCAACAGGAACAGTTTACGACTATTACAGACACGATTATGGACACTATGTTACAGGTTCAACAACTTCGGTTGTAACAGCAGATAGTGGTGCTACAGCTTTATATGACGCTACTTTTTATGTTTTGAATAGTAATAATAATGTTTACAAATGTTTAGATAATAATAGTGGTGCTAGTTCAACGACTGAGCCAACGGGTACATCAACATCAATATTATCAACAGCAGATGGTTATAAGTGGAAATATATGTACTCTTTATCTGCCGCTCAACAAACAAATTTTTTATCAACAGACTTTATGGCCGTTGCTACAAACTCAACAGTGGCAGCTGCTAACACAGCCGGCGCTATTGAGATAGTAAAAATTAAAACAGCAGGTTCTGGAGGTACAGATGGTACTCATACAGGTGTTGCTATTAGAGGTGATGGTTCAAGTGGTATAGCTTCAGTTACAGTTTCATCAGGAGTTGTAACAGATGTTGTAGTTACAGCTGGAGGAACAGGTTATACATTTGGTTATATTAGAAACGCTGACATAGTATCAGCTGGCGCAACAAGTTTAACAGGTTCTGAATTAGATGTCATCATTGGTCCAAAAGGCGGCCACGGTGAAAATGCTTTAATAGAATTAGGTGGTTACTTTGTAATGTTAAACACTAACTTTGAAGCAGGCGAAACATCAAACTCTGGTGACTTTACAACAGCAAATGATTTTAGACGAGTTGCTTTAATGAGAGATATTGAATCAGGAAGTTCAGCCGCTACAGCAACAACATTAAGAGGAACAAAATCGGTATTAGTAACTAGTCCATCTGGTACTTTTACAGCAGATGAAGAAATTAATCAAGCAACAACTGGATCAGTCGGTAAAGTTGTAGAATGGGATAGTTCAAACAATATTCTTTATTACATACAAACAAGATTTAATGATGAAGGTGTTGACGCTAACGGTAATCTAACAGCGTTCTCTGGTACTAATACTATCACAGGACAAAGTTCAGGTGCTACAGCTACACCATCAAGTTCATCAACAACTGTTGATAGTATTGTTTTTACTAGTGGTTATAATTCTGGTGAAATTGATGAAGATACTGGTGATGTACTATATGTTGAAAATAGATCACCAATTACAAGAGCGTCCGATCAAACTGAAAATGTTAAACTCATCATAGAATTCTAATGATTTATTATGATAGACATTTATAAAATTGAAAATAATATTAATAAAAAAGTTTATATAGGTCAAACTTGTA